AGATAGTAAACACACTTGCGGTTTAAACTCTTTTGCTAATCATCTAAAATTTGAAAACTCTGGTTATCATATTTTAGCTGTAAAAATGGATTCACCGCTTGATAATATCGCCCGCAATATTCTATATGAAATGTGGTTTTCTGTTGCAGAGACAATCTTTAAACAAGTTTGCGAAGTAACAGAACTTAATGAAGAACAGATAGATGCCCTAAAATCCGTCGCACTTAGACCAAATGACTTTCAAATTGAGATTGAATAGTTTGGCTTATGTAGTAGTTCAAGTAAAAAATAACTTAATACGTTCTCTAATTGTACCTCGGCACATATAACATGTTGTATTCTGTTTTTTAACACAACTATTACAGAATGTATGCCCGCACGGAACTATCGCGGTTGAAACCGACTCTGTTAAACAAATCGCGCACATCGGATCTTGCGAATCGCTCTTAAAATTGTTATACTGGGAGATTATCTGACGACATATATTCCACTTTTTATATCCCTCAACTAATTCCTTATAATTATCCTCTATCTGCGTAGACTGATATACAGAATCCGCGTATTTACGAAATGAGTCTATTAAGTCTGGTAGTAATTCATTTGTACCCAGACTTGTAATCATCGGCATCCGATTATTGAGTTTATCTAGCAGATCTATTTTCTGATAAAGATTCGTTTCAAGACGAAGAACCTCCTCCCCAATATTTTTATATTGATTGAAAATCCACCGTGTCTGCTTCAAAAAATCGTCTAGGCCTCCCTCGCCCTTTAATTTCTTTAAACCCTCATCAAATCCTGATACAACTGTACACATGGAGGCATCTAAATTTAGATCTCTTAGAATAGTATTTGAATTACTACCTTTAATTGTTGGAATATCATGTCCATATCGTCTAAAAATGGTCTCTGCTAGTCCAATCATATTCGGTGTCTTATCTGGGCGCGCCATAAACGAAAATAATTCATTATTATGCTTTAAAATTAGCTCTTTTAACTTTTTCTTTGAGACGGTTGTTATCGCCTGAGTTACTTCCTCGGATGTATTCTTTACTTCGGCACAATGTTTGGATAATATATTTGAAACAGTTGATTTATATTTTCCTGGGACATCGGTATCTAGTGTAAAATCAACAATTGAATTACCATCTCCGTTTTCCCATGTTACTGAGGAATATTCAGAGAGCCCTGATGGACCTTGATAAATCTGGTTTACAGACGAAGACATCCCCTACCTAATTAAATTATTATCCTTTTTATTATTTTATCACGGGAATTGGTAATTTACCGTGATAATATCATATTTATTATATTTAAGACTAGAAATATTTAGACTCTAATTCAAAATCATATAATTCAAAGTCATATAATTCTATAATTATTAATTATGCTACTTTATTAATAGTTAATCGGATTATTACCGGAATACCGATAGTAATTACTATATTTATATTCTAAGCATAAAAATCATCTCCATTTCTATCAAGGTCTTCTTTTAGCTTTAAAAAAGCTGCGCCGCTCATTACTCCATATCCTGGAATAGCTACTACAAACTTATTTGCGGCTTTTGTAGGTATACCATATGTCATACGAGTTGTAACATCTCTTTCATAATTTCCACCACGCATAACACGACGACGTGTATGGCGTTTTGTTTTTCTTATCTTTCTTATCTTTCTTATCTTTCTTGTTTTCCTCTTTGAGGGCATTCTATTAGATTAGCGGATATAAACTACTCGCTTATTTTCTATCTTCGCATATTCTTCAAGTGTCTGACGTTTTGTGAATCCTCTCTGAATTTTTACTGAACGCGCGGCCAAATACGCAGCGATAACTTTATCATTGTCCTTAATTTCAAGTAATTGCTGCTCTTGTTCTAATAACGATGCCCTAATGGGTGTTTTTGATGTTATATTATACTCTTTTAGATCCGAATATGGAATAAGTTGCTCAATATATGCTGGCTTAAGAAATAATATAGACGGTTTGGCTGGACAGGACTTTGTAAGATGTCCATATATAGCACAGTAAGAACAGTACCAACTATTACGGAGTGGACATAGAGCAATAGTATGTTCAATGCCGAAATCTTCAAGAATATCTGTACAATTGCTACACATTTTAGTTACCTGTGATATATATGAAATATGTCTTCAATTTTATTTTCTAAGGTTAAATAAAATAAAATTTTATTTAATTTCCAAAGTATAAATAAATAAATGTCGGCAGAACAGATACACTTCTTTTTACATTTGCGTAATCAATTAAAACTTTATCACTGGCAGACACATGTATATGCTAGACACATTGCGACTGATAAAGTTTTAGAAAAGCTTGATAAATTAATTGATTCATTTGTGGAGGTCTATAGTGGAAAATATGGCCGTTCCAAAGTCGCTGATAAAAATGCGATAATAACTTTACATAATCTAACAGGGTCAGGCGCTGTTCGTTTAGTAAATTCATCCATAAGGTATTTACAAGGACCTTTAACAAAAGTTCTTAAAGGCTTAGCCGGTTCGGAGGATTTAGCGAATATTAGAGATGAAATGGTCGCTGATTTAAATCAACTTCTATATCTATTTACTCTTAAATAGTGGAAATAGTGGAAATAGTGGAAATAGTATTAATTACATATTAATTGGAAATGGTATTATCCAATTAGTAGCATTAGCCATATCCCGAAATGGATATAATTTGTTTACTAACTGGACCGCCGCATTATAGTCATTTTTCTCATTATATGTTCTAAAGTTATAATAGAAAGGCCCCTTACCAGTCGTAATATAATTTATATATGCGTTTGAATTTGTAGCATATACTCTTTGAAATAAATTAAGTTGTGTATTATATTTTAATGCCTGATATTGAGATAAATTAGTTACAGTCGCCGATAAAGGGACATTTTGTGGATTATATCCATAGAATGTTGAAGTTGTTGAAGCAAATACAGTAGAATAATATTGCGGATACAAATATGGAAATGTACCTGTACTAGCGTAATTATTTTTATATGTCGGATTTAAATTTAACCAGTTAGCCAGTCCTAACATGTTATAAAATGTAACAGGCGGTATAGATCCTGGCGCAGGAAATGATTGAAGCGTTGAGACAGTTGAAGCTGCCATAGTCTTCTTTATCCTAATATAAAGAATTTGTTTAATTATAACTCAAAATGGATTCACTACCTGGCAACACAAATCTCTCTTCATATAAAAAGTCGGATGCTAATATTACTTCTCTGTCACATCCTATTAAAAGACAGGCTATTGTGCTAGCTACAAACAATGTCAATGATGAATCGCTTTTTCATAATGGACTTACTCAGAATATTGTTGTATTTTACGATCTCTTTGAAAGTATGGGCTATAAATCATATCTTTTTCAACATGGTCAAACTGCTGAAAATAGAAAACAGTTTCTTCATAATTATGATATAATATCATCAAATCAAATTATCAGTAACGGGACAGTTATAAAAGCATTTATTGAGATTGGGATGAGTATTGATCCTGCCACCAGAGCATATCTACGATCAACTGGTACTAAAATTATTAAAATTTATCTCGGTAACATTATTAATATTGATATTGAAAATATTCAAAACTTTACTTCTATTATGTTTAGTCACCATGTCGTTGGTGAAATTGATCAAGTGTGGGTAAGTCCGCACTACAAACAACATATAGATTACGCGGCAGTACTTAATCAAACTGAAATAAAGAATAGTAATATCGCACCCTATGTATGGGATCCTTGTTTTATTACACAATATGGAACAAAAGACACTATTGAATGGGCCGCGCCTGCGGATTGGCGAAACCAGGATATTGTTATTATGGATCCTAATATCTCTTTTCAGAAATGCTATTTTTATCCTCTTCTTCTATGCGAGGCTTTCTCTAAAAAATACCCAGAATGGCAGGGAAAAGTACAGATTATTAATGGTGATAAGATAAAAATAGACGCCAATTCTTTTAATTTTGTTCTTCCAGCTTTAACGCTTTACAAAAAGAATAGAATTGTACTTCATGGTCGTAAAAATATTCATACTATTCTTAAGGATCACCGCTCTTCGTGCTTTATAACTCATCAATGGAATAATGACTTTAACTATATGACATTGGAGCTACTTTACTGTAATTATCCTATTCTTCATAATTCTGAGGGATGGGATAAATTTGGCTATGTATATTCTGTCAATAAGTGGGATGAGGCAATTGAAACGATGTATAATGCTTTTAAGAATCATAAATATAATATGAATATTTATAAGACTCATGCTGCGAATCTTATTTGGACGCATAGTATTCATAATCCTGAAGTTCAATCGCAGTGGAAAAAAATTTTAGATTAGATTTAGATGCGCAATTTTTTAGTATAAAGATTATTCTCTTTTAGAGATTAATAAAATGCTCAAAGTTGGGATTACATACAGTCCATCTACCGATCTATTTACTAGTGGTTCGGCACAAACTTCCATTTTATTAGTTGAATTATTTAAGGAATTATCAGAACTTAATTATGATATAACCTTAATTGATACAAAGACATCAGATATTGATTGGTGGCCTGATTTTCCTCGTTTTGAGAATGTTACTTTATCACAATTACATAAAACTACTAACTTAGATCTTCTAATTGATATTGATGGTTTTGTCAATCCATCTTATCGTAAAAAAATAGCTAAAAAGAGTGTGGTGTTCATGCGAGCATTTTTACAATTTTCAGAAATGGATATGGCAGCGTTTTCTGAAACACGGGCCTATCGGTCTAGAAGTTTTGAAGATATCTCTGAAATATGGTGTTGGGATATCCTAAATCCTCCTGAAACACTTACAGCGCTTAAAACACTTTTTAATTGCTCTATTCGCACTGTACCTTTTATTTGGTCTTCCTCTGTAGCTACACATTTCTCAAAAGGTGTAATACCTCAACATACTAACACAGATGATCGCAAATGGACAGTACATATTGCGGAGAAAAATAATGTTAATTCTAGCTCCTCTGTTTTTTCTCTTGTAGCAGTTAGAGAATTATATCTTAAGAGTGTGGTTAATGCTGATTATAAATGTCATAATATGGATCATATAATTGATCATAAATTCTTAGTACAAAATATTCTTGATAATATTAAAGTTAAAACACTACCAGTAGAATTTGTTAAAAAGCAGGCATTTCATGAATGGCTAAGCTCAGAAAATTGTGTATTATTCTCTCATTCTAGATTCGTATCATTGCGCTTAGGTCTTATTAATGCTATTTGGATGGGACTACCTCTAATTCATAATAGCCCTGTTCTTAAAACTATTCATCCTCAGCTTGAGAGACTTTTCTATTTTGGAAACGAGATTACTAGTATTTGTTCTGTATTTAAAGAATTTAGTTCTAATCCTGCCGAATTCTATAATAATCTTTCTGAAATTCGTGGTGCGATTCTTAAAAACTGGAGCATTTCTAGTAACTTATCTAAGTGGCAAACACTATGTTCAGATGTATTTAATAATACTAATACCAATACTAATACGAATACTAATACGAATACTAACACAAATACAAATACCAATACTAATACAAATACAAATAAAGTATCTGATAAAAAGGCCCCCAAATCAAATAAGCCATTTATTGTAGCATTTTTAGATATGTGGGATGGATTTAATTTTGATAATAATTTTATTGTAGATTCACTTCGTGAAGAATGTAAAAAGCATAATTTAAAGCTTGCTAAAAATATGCGCGGTGTTAAATATGATTCATCAAAATCAGAAGTTCAGCCAAATATTATAATTTTTGGTCCCTTTTCAAAGGGATGGCAAAATACACCAGCTTCTATTCCAAAAGTATTTTTTACTGCTGAAAACTGGGAAGTACCAAAGGATGACTCTATAAGTTTATATCTAACACCTTATAGAAATGAGGATGATAAACATATTAGATTACCAACATGGATGACATTTATTGATTGGTACTCTGACGCAACAGATTTATCACATGTTAATAGAGAAGACAATCCCAATAGATTGCCTGTAAAGATGGCAATGGTATCTCATTCAAAATCATTTAACGATAGAAAGGATTTTTGTGCATTTGTTGTAACCAATCCTATATCTAAATTTAGAAATGATGCCTTTTTAGCACTAGATTCATATAAACGTGTAGATTCAGGCGGTGATCTTTATAACAATATTGGTGGGCGACTGGAATTAAAATATCCTGGTGGTGGGGCAGGTGATATTCCTAAGTATGAGTTCTTTTCAAAACATAAATTTTCACTAAGCTTTGAAAATTCACAAGCACCTGGTTATATTACTGAAAAGGTTCTACATGCTAAGATGGCAGGATGTGTTCCGTTATACTGGGGTGATAATGATACTGATACAGATTTTGTACCAGGCTCCTTCATTAATGTATCTCAAATGACAAGTCCTGAACAAATTGTTAAAGTAGTACAGAAACTTGAACAAAATCCTGAAATATGCGCCAAAATCGCTGCGACTCCAATTCTTAATGAAGAGAAAAAGAAGGTGGCACTTGCTATTATTTCTAGAATATCTAAGAAGATTTTGGAACTAGCTGGCATTAAGATTAATGAAGAAGTTAAAGATAATTTAAAATTGGAAAATATTAATAAGACCTTTATTATTAATCTGGATACGCGTCAGGACCGTTGGCAAAATCTTATGAAAGCTGAGCCTTATCTTGAAAATAATTCAACACGTATTGTGGCAGTAAATGGTAGATCTTTGAAGCTTGATAAATCTATCTATAATATTTTTAAGAATAATAGATTTATGTGGAAAAAATCAGTTATGGGATGTTTCCTAAGTCATGTTGATGCGTGGACTAAAATTATTAATGAGGGTGTAGCCGATAATACCCGATTCCTAATTCTAGAAGACGATGTAAGATTTGATAAGGATTGGATGGATACTTGGAATAAATCTGTTGGAGATATTCCTAAAGATGCCGAATTACTCTATCTTGGTGGGGTTCTTCCTCCAAATAAAGCAGTACTTCCTACATGTCTTGAACAAGTAAATCAATATTGGTCCCAGATAAAACCAAATATGTTTTTTAGTCCAGGTGCTCTTTTACCAATCTTTCATTTTTGTGCGTATAGCTATGTCATTACTAAGACGGCTGCTCAAAAGCTTCTTACTTTTCTAAATACAGTAAATGACTATCCCCTTCCTGAATGTGATCATTATATTGGAAACCCAGCTCTAGGTCTTAAAAAATACATCTTAACTCCGCTCATTTCCCAGTGCTTCCAAGATGAAGATGAAACATATGTTAATTCACAATTTAATGATATAAATCGTACTAATTCTTTTGATAGTGATATTTGGAATAGCACTGAATGTTTTACAGATGCCGATACTGAACCATTCCGTTCGTCATTAAATACAGTAGTTCAAACACCTGTGGTAGAATCATCTGTAGTTCAAACACCTGTATCCACAGATAACTCAGCAATTGATGTATATTATTTTAATAATAATAAATCATATGAATTATATGAAATAACCTGGATTAAGGAAATTTTTGGAAGAGATATAAACTTAAAGCCGCTAGATAATTTCTTGGAATTAGTTTCTAACAACTCTTGGTTTATTGTACAAAGACCCCATATTAATACTTTTAATAAATATTTCTTATATCTTCAAGAGGCAAATATTAATTTTAAGGTGTTTCATTTAAGTGACGAGTTTTCTTGTGATGATTTGAAATTTTATACTTATACAAACTGTAAGGGTATCCTTAGGAATTATAATCGGTCTGATATTCCCTCATTACCGCACATATTAACCATACCAATTGGATTTCATTATAAGGGTACTAATACAAAAACATTTGATGAGCGATCAATGATATGGAGTTTTCACGGAACAGACTGGTTTAATAGAAAAGAAGTACTTGAAAAACTACAGGTATTTGTCCCGAATAACTGCCATTTTACAAATTACTGGAATGACCCGAAAATGACAAATGAGAGTAAATATCTGAATGCCCTATCAAATAGCAAATTTTGCCCAATCCTTCGTGGAAATAATATTGAAACATTCCGTTTATACGAAGCCTTAGAAACTGGTACAATTCCTTTATATGTACGCATTGAAAATGATAATGACTTTTGGAATGTAATCTCTAAAAAATTAGAGATTATTAATCTTGATACATGGGAGAAAGCCGTTGCCTTTATTACCTTTTTACTTGATAAAAAAGACTATGCTGAAAAATATAGATTGAAACTAGTTGAAAATTGGAAATTATGGAAAGATGAAATTAAAGTATCGTGCCAAAAAATACAATAAAAATATTAGAGTAGTTATATAGCAGTATTATTTTTAGAATAATAAACTATATAATTATATATATATATTTATAACTTACCAGATTTCTTGCGCTTAGAAGCCTCCTTTAGCGCATCGCCAAACTTAGTTGCGGGGTTTTTCGCCTTCAGCTCTTTGAAAACTTTCATTACACTCTGTACCCATGATGACGCACCCTTAGACTGTTTGCGAGTCTTGCGTTTACCTCCTGTTACTATTTTGGGCATCATTCCACATTGGCCACCATTTGTCTTCTTATTACGACGCGACTTGTTGCTCGGCATTTCTATTATTAATTTTGATTTTTATATGCCGGATAGAAATATTTCTGTCAGAATATTTTAGATTTATTTATATCTTAAGAGAATACGCATTATAAATTAATTATTAATATAGGAATATAAAGACTTATTATTTTAACTATATTAGTACATAAAATGGAAATGACCGATTTCGTAAAAGAGCTAAATGCGGTTATTAATCATGATCAAAGTATTAGTACTAATAACTCTGTTGTACAAAGTGTAGTTAGTGGTACCACTCCTCCAAAAACTGTTAAAGTTCTAATTGTTTCAACGCATATTAACCAAGTAAATGGATATAGTAAAGTTGTTACAAATATTATTAATCAATTGGCTGAAAATAGTTGGATTAAAGTTGTACATTTTGGTACACAGGTTATAACTAATGGTAATATTGGACGAAAATACCCCAATGGTGTTAAGACAATTGATGGATCTGCCCTAGAAAAACAGAAAGCATTGGGTTATGCTTTTTCCGAATTACCTGGTACTATTTTATCTGAAAAGCCCGATATTGTATTTATATACAATGATATTGCGGTAGTTTGCGGATATATTGAAGAGATTCGTAAAGCCATTCAAAAGAGATTCTTTAAGATTTGGGCATACGTTGATATGGTATATGAATCGCCGCAACAAGGATTAATTGACGCAATTAATCGCGATGTTGATCGTGTTTTCTGCTTTACAAAACTATGGAAGGAGCAACTTAAGTCGCAGGGACTTACTCGCCCCGTTGATGTAATGAATCATGCGGCTAATAATACAAATCTTAGGGCTATTCCACGTGAAATAGCGCGTCAATCTATTGGTCTTCCGCGAGATGTCTTTCTTTTTACATCCCTAAATCGTAATATTCCTCGCAAGCGTCTTGATCTTCTTATTATATCATTTGTTAAACTTATTGTTCGTTTTCCGTTAAAGCCTATTTTCCTACTAATTGTAAGTAATAGCAATGATAAGGGTGGATATTCGTTATTTGAAATCTTCGCAAGAGAGCTAAATCTTTCTGGTGTAAATACTGATACATTTGGTAACAGACTTCTCATTACATTAGATAATAACCGATATACGGATGATGATGTTAATATTATTTACAATTGTGGTGATGTTGGTGTAAGTTGCGCAGAAGGCGAAGGATTTGGGCTATGTACTTTTGAGCAAATGAGTCTTGGAATTCCACAAATTGTACCTAAAATCACTGGGCACCTTGAATATTGTAATGAAGATAACTCACAATTAGTTGTACCAAAACATAGATACTATATTCCACAGTCATATAATACTGTAACGGGTGAAGCTCATGCTATTGATCCCGAGGATGTATCTAAGGCTATGGAACGTTATGTATTTGATGAGGATTTACGTAAACTACATGGAAAACTAGCTAAAGAGAAAACTAGTGAATATACTTGGAGTAAGTGCTGTGCTATTCTTGTAAAACGCCTGAGAGCATTACAGGATGAAGACGAATAGGATTTATTTTTTAGAGAGTCATCCGGTTTTAAACTGAATATTTTAATAATCTTTATTTAATTGTTTAATTAATTTATTAACTTGATAAGTTAATAAATTAATTAATTTAATAACTTAGTAAATTGATAACTTAGTAAATTGATAACTTAGTAAATTAATGTAGAATTTTAGATTAACTTATAAAATCATAGTAGAAATAGGATGATTATATTAAGTTATCTTAATGACTTTCGGTTTTTATTAGCGTTGGTTATATTTATACTAATAAGTGTATTAATATATCAGCGAATTAATAATAATGTAGAATCATTTACTGATTCTAATAATTATAAAAATGACATGGTCTATCAAAACCAAGTAACATTATTATCTGATAAATATGATTCTGAATCAAATAAACGCCGCCCCATTACAGAATTATTAAGTAATAATAATGAAATGCCTACTGTACAACAATGCTTTGTAAATTTCTATTCACTTGGATGCCGATATACAGGTTATATTGGCCCAATAGATGAAGGATATTGGAGTCCAGACATCGCTGTTCAAATGGCTGTTAAAGCCGGTTGCCGCACCTTTATTCTTGAAATTGATTACATGAATGATTGTACAGGTGATACTTTGAAGTATTTCCCACGAATTGTTGTACGTGATGCTCAAGGTAAATTACGTATTAATTCCACATCTAATAAACCAAAATGTAATTCACCACAACACTCAAATATTCGCGATGTATGCGAAAAGATTAACTACTATGCGTTTGCAGATTCTTGCCAGAATAGAACAGATCCTGTTGTAATTGTACTATACTTCTTACGTCAACCCCCTGGTTCATATAAATCTAAAACAGTTCTTGACTACTTCTCCAATGTCGCAAGGAGTTTATCTCCTTTTAATGATCGCTTACTTAAAAATGAAATTGAAGGTGGTACATACTATAGACAAAGCCAAGAGGGGCGCTTACTTATTAATAATATTAAGAATTACAATGGAAAAGTATTAATATTTAGCAATGCGAACACATCTGGCTTCCGTGAAGCACAGGTGTATTCACCTAATGAGGATTTGGATTTCTTAACTAATTTACGTTTAACATATACACAGACTAAACTGGGTATTACTGAAACTGGAACAACTGCTCCTTTTGGTATTCTTGAAACTGCGGAAGATTATACAATAATTCCAGTAGATAGAGAGGAAGAGACCGCCGATGCGACCAAACTTCGTTGGACACTATGTTTATCTCAAGACCCATCCAAACCTGTAACTAAAGATATTTATAATAAGATTACTAGTACATTCGGCGTACACTGTGTGCCTATTATATTATTTGATACAACAAATAATTTTATGTTCACTGACACTACTTTTAAGAAATATAGCTTCATTCCTAAACCAAAACCTCTTCGCTATATTAAACCACCTGTTGTTACACCTGCCGAACCGAATCCGTCAACCAACGCAAATCAAGGTATGCTACGTGAACCTGTCGTCCCATAATTATTGTTTTAGTTTAGTTACAATATATTCTGACATACCCTCTAAAGTAAAATAGGGTCTAACTCTTTTTAGCTCCTCTACCATACTTAAATATCTTTCATGAGAAATTGATTTAAGTATTTGCGCCGTTTTATCAATTTCATTTTCATGAATTGAAACTGAAAACTTACTATAATCAAGTATATCTTTGTATGGAAGCCATTCGGCATCATCCCAGAAATAGACTGGAACAGTATCTAGTAACATTGCCTCAAAAAATCTGAAAGAACTTCTACCAAACCCACGCGGTGCTAGGCAGTATTTGGAATTAAGCGTTGTCTTAATAAATGTATCGGCTGCGGCATTAGGAACACTATTTGTCCATACACCATTTACCTCAAACTTAAAATTAGGATTTCTTTTAATAGATTCAAACATTTTTTGTCTTAA